ATTCATCTCTAAACTATCATCATAATATATTTTGGAGTATATTGTCAAGGGATTTACGATACGTTCTAGTTGTCTTGTGCTTGTGTCAAACACATGAAATCCTTTTGGGTCACCCCAATCATTCCAATAGATTTCATATGGTGTGCCAAGATAATATATCTGGCCATCATCAGACTTGTGATGATAGTGGCCACTCATCACCATATCAAAACGACTAAACCTTTCCTTGTTCCAACCATGATCCATAACAAAACCTTTCTGCATTTCAAAACCATTCAACTCCAAATGGCCCATACAGATCTGTGCAGTGGATGTTTTTAACATCTTCATGGTGCTAGACATATTCTCATTATTAATCCAAGGCACAAATAATATTTTACATCCATCAAATTCTACTTCTGTAGTTTCTGGATATACCGTAATATTACTGTGTTTGCCATCCACCAGCTCTTGCAGAGAATTAACTTCGTTTGTATTTTTATAATAGGTATCGTGATTTCCAACAAGCATATGAAAATCAATTCCCGCAAATTGATCTATAAACCTTTCACGAAAATCCTTGGCGATTCTATATGATACAAACTTTCTTCTGTCCATCACATCACCGAGATGAACAACAGTGGTTATGTTGTTGTCTCTGAGATAAGGAAAGAAAATTTTTTCATAGAACTCAAAGAAGTAATCATTAAATGCAAGACTATCATTACGTGCACCGAAGTGAGTGTCCGTAATTAATGCAATTTTCAAGAGTCTTTCTCCATGAAAGCTTCTAATCCTTTAGTTGATTTAACTTCTTTCTTTTTAGGTTTATATACGTCTTCATCTGGTAGCATATTGTTAATTAATGTTTCATCAATACTATATACAGTGTCATCACCTTCCATTGTTATAAAAGGTTCATAACTTTGCTTTTCAATCATTTTATTTTTAATATGCACTTGTTTCTTTTCAGCGGTTATACGTCTAAGAAATGCATAGTAAATTATTTGTGTAAAATATGCAAATGGATTTTTAGATTTTTCTGGATCAAAATTATACGCATACTGCAAACAATTTTGGATACCATCAGATATCATCTCATCACGATATGAATAGTTAATGAAGTTTGGCCTATAAGATAGATGTGTTGCAATCTTCAGAAAACACTCACCGATATAATTTGTTAACGGTGGCGTAGGATCACCTTCTTCATCAGCATCTTTACATTTCTCCTTCCATTCTACCATGGCCTGAAGAAATTTTTTATTGTCTACATAATGTACACTTTTTTTCTTTGTCACCTTTTATCTCCTTTGATAACACATCATACCACAAAAATATTAGTATGTCAATATAATAAAAAGACTTGACAAAGGATAACACAACACCTATAATAGCCTATGTGGGGCGGTTAATGAATAGTTTTATCTGTTTTAAAGTGTTTCATTAATATATCTAAATTCTCTGTTAATTCTTCTTCTTCAATTTCATTCAACTCTTCATCTGTAGGTTCTATTTCTTCAACGAAGTTTGTTTGGGTTGAAAATTTAAATTGATTAACACAATGGCTGTAATATTTTGCAAGGTCTGGAGAAGCTGGCACTGACATTACAATATTACGAGAATTGATATCAATATATTCACTATTTGTTAATGGATGTACCCAAGGCGAAAGACTGAGTGCTTCAGCAAATCCTGTTTCTGTCATCTTAGGCATAATCATAAATTTTAGTGGCAAAGATACATGTATAGTTCTTTGTGTATCGTTAAAAAAATCTTCAGATTCTACTATTTTACCAATAATACTTTCGCCGTTAGTCAATTTTAGAATTGTAACTGATTCTTTCATAGTTTGATCCTGTTGACTTTATAGTTAAATTGTTGGCTCTTGTATATCTTAAGGCGTTCGTAAAAATGTCTTAAAGAAAAATTGATTTTAGTATCAGTGTTGTTGAGGTTGTCGGCAACATCGTATAATCGAATGGTACTTTTAGTGTCAGTCTTTCGCAGGCCTCTTCCGATGGACTGCAAGACTCTGATTTTAGACTTGGACGGTGAAGAGAACACGATGTTGTGGATATTACGAATGTTGATACCAGTGCTAAAGGTGCCATAGCTCGCAACAATGATTGCATTTTTTTCATTTTCAATTATCTCCCGAATTTCTTCTCTTGTTTCTGTATTGACGCCGCCATATACAAAAAATATTGGTCTGTCTTTATATTTATCTAATAATAAATCATACAAAACTTGACCATGTTTTTCTACAAATAGAAAAAGGCATAGTGTATTTCCATTAAAATGCCCCATAAGATTAACAAGGAAGTCATTCCTTTCAGGTTTTGTGACGATAAATTCCAGTTCTTGTGCATAATCATAGTCTCTTACTGTTTGGCTGTCTTCAGATGAATGTTCTAATACAATGCAATTGATTTCTAAATTGGCTAATGTCTTATTATCAATAAGGTCTTTGGTTGTTATAACATATTTAGATCTTCCAAACAATCCCTCTAGAACAAGACGATGTGTTTGAGTATCATCCAGAGTTCCTGTTAGACCAAACCTATATTTGCATTTGTTTAGTTTAGTCATGATACCAGTGAGAGACTTTGCTTTGAACAAATGAGCTTCATCACCTATCACACAACCAAACTGTTTGAAGTATCTTGGTGGCATTCTATGCAATGATTGCCATGTTGATATAACTACATCCTTGGTTATGTTTCTGTCATGTCCCTGATAAATTTTTTGACAATAGGTTTCTGCATCCCAACCATAATCCTCAAAGTCTTTGTACATTTGTTCCACTAGTGAAGTAGTAGGAACCAGTATAAGTGTTTTCAGTTTCTTGATGTGATAGTAACGAACAAGAGAATATATGATAAGTGACTTACCAGATGCAGTAGGTGAAATGAGAAGAGCTCGGTTTGATGCAATCGCATGTGCAACCGCATCAACTTGATAATCTCTTAGTGAGATTCTTTTACCACCAAGAGTAGGTTTTAGTGATTCTACAAAACCCTCAACATTTTTTCTTGAGATAGACCTTTTACTTACCACACCTTTTTCAAGTTCAAACTTTACATTTGAGTTTTGCAGATACTCTTCTATGTAAGGTAAAAGTCCAACGTAAATTTCTCCTGTATGTATGTTGAATAAACGAATTTTACCATCCCACATACGACTACGATATGCAGGCATAAATTTGAAGCCAGGAACTTCGAACGTAAAGAAATCGCTTAGTTCTGCTGCGATAGATGGTTCTACATCTGATAATACAAGATGTACTTCATCCTTCTTAGAAATAAGCATACTGGTATTCTTCTCTGGAACCGTAATCACCTCTAATAATGCAATTCCAAGAGATGCTTGTTCTTGCTGCTGAAGTAGGAGGAACCCAATGTTGTAACCATGAAGGAAAAACTAATCCTGTTCCAACATCAGAGTTAAACTGCAACATAGAAGAATTTTGCCAGGTCGCCACTCCTTTTGGTTTCAACACACTTGCCTGTGGTTTGGGATCAAAGAATTGTATGGGAGATGCATCTTTTGAACTTTCAATGTAATACACACCAGACATAACATTATTAGAATGTGTATGTGGTGGATGTGATCTACCCTCTTGCATATGGTTACCCCACATGCTCGTAATTTCAATCTCTTTGTAATCATCATATTGTAAATTTTTGAGAATGTTTCCTGTAGTATGACGAACAACTTCTACTAGTGGCCCGAATGTTTCCAAAGAAAATAAATCATCTTTGGTTTGAATCATACCATCCAGTTCCATCGGCTGTATCTTAATATATTCTAACATATCATCATAATAATCAGACAAGTCTGCTTCAAACTTGTAAATTATTGTAGGAAAACAACTATATTCATCAACTTTCACATCAATATCATTCATCAAAAACCTCCGGCCAAATGTATCTGCTGTTGTTGGGCGTTCTTAATATCCCAACCTCTTTGCTCTATACTTTTTAGAGTGTCTTCAACAAGTCCTAATATCGTCTTGTAATACTCAATTTTCTTTTCACTTTCGATAATCTCCTCATCTGCACTGATGTACATATCAAGGTCTGTTTTAAGAACTTTCATATCAAACGGTTTTTCGGAATAAGTTTTCGGGTCAGATTTACCCGCATAATATTCCCACTTGTCTAAGTATAGTCTGCGATGATCAGCTTTCAGTTGGAATATTAGAAGTTTGTACTTTGCTTTGTACTCACTCCACTTGGGCCTGATTCTTTGATTCTTATATGATTCTTGGTGTAAATTTTCAAAAGCATCATCAATGTCTAAATCCCGCTTGGCTTCGCCTGCGAGTTCACTCAATTTGTCCATGTATCATCCTAAAGTTTTACTATTTCATATAATTGATATTCAAAAGTTGCACTTGCTTTTAGATAATCAATATCTGTTGCACTTTGATCATAATCAAGAGCACTTAATGTAGTAGGAAACATATCACGAAATCTGACTTCAACAATAGGATTATTTTTGCTAGATAATATTGTTAGTGTTGAATCAGAAGTCATATTTCTATCTGACTTTGTAACCATACCAGATCTTGTTCCTGCTTTTTGATAACCTAAATCTGATGTTTCAGAAGTTTCATCTCTGAAGGTTTGAAACTGCTCCGTAGACCTTGGAAACCCAGCACCAGTTATCCATTCATGTAAAGACAAATAATTTTCTAGATGTTCATCAACAATAAAAGATAAACTAAAACTATCAAATGTTACATTATCGCCTTGAATTGGAACTTGTGTAAATCTGGTGGGAAAAGTTGTTGTTCCTAAAGTAATGCCGGGCAAATTGCAAGCCGTAGTAAAGAACTGTACTTTAGGTAATTGATTAATCACAAAAGTAAACTGTGTTGGACTTGCATAATCCAAAACATCTGGTTGTCTTGATAATGTTCCTGCTGTTGCCATACTAGTATTTATATGATTTTAAAACCTTCCTAAAAATCGTGCGATATGGTGCACAAAAGGAAGTAACATTGCTGCCATAAACATATTAACACCTGTATGTGCCATAGCTATTCGTAACGTATCACCCCTCGGCATTCCATCTGATACTAAAAGTCCTGCAAGCCATATCGTACCAGTTGTACCAATGTTGGCACCAAGCACCGCAGCAATCGCAGCAGGCAATGGCACTGCACCAGATGCAACAAGAGCGATAATGGCTGTTGTTGATAAAGAAGAAGATTGCCATAGGAGAGTCATAACAATACCACCGAAGAACATATACATTGGATTAGCAATAAAGAATTGTAAATGTTCCATATTACCCATTGATTTCATTCCACCACTAAACATTTTCAAACCAATATAAAAGATAACCAAACCAACCAATGCAGTAATTACTGGATTGCCTAATTCCATTTTTCTCATCCTTTTTGTCACCTTATGTTTAATCATGCTTATTGTATATATTAGATAAAAAAAAGGGGGCGCAAACTGCGCCCCCTGAAGATCCACGACTATTATTATCCTTCTGTCGTGGAAAGGGTCTTACATCAGGTTTGTAACCTTAACGCGACGGTAGTAAACATTGACACCATCATCAATCGAGGCATCAGTGTTCTGCGTGTCACCCGCAGCAACTGCACCAGCAGTCTGAG